CAATGGCACCGGCACCGTCCAATTGGTAGGCGTGTGCTGTAGCATCATCAACCCAGGTAGGAACTGCATTGCCAGGACCATAGTAGTTGGGAAAGGCAGCACTTAGAGTGGCTAGGTTACCAGTTACAGAAGTAACAGTGGCACCACTGACAGCCGTGAACGAAGGAGGCGTACCTGTAGGCACTGTTACGTACAGCTGGGTGGTGGTCTTGGTTAGAAGGTCAGTGGGCTTACGAGGGGTACTAACGAGTACTCCACTGGCAGAAACAGCACCATTGAGCAATGCAAGTAGACCACTAACTGTACTGGTACTGGTGACTGTACCGGTCACTGTAGCCGTACCATTGTAACCACTGATGGTGTAGACACCACCACTAGGTACAAAGTCAACCAGCTTGACTCCATAGTTGGTGTCAAAGGCATCTACTGCCATACCGTAATCGGGGTTACTCCACCAAGTGTTGGCACCACCGACGATTTGTCCTCTGATGGCCTGCTTGAGGGCCATTTCTCCTGATACGTTGACAGCCATTAGTTACCACTTCCTTCTCTCTTGGAATTGTATTGACCAGTTTGGAAGACAAAACCGGCTTGGTTCTGACTGGCCCAGCCACTGGTGGCAATGTTAAAAGTGTAGGAGGCACCGCTAGGTGTCACTCCATTGTTCAACTGAGCAGTGAACGGGAAGTAGTAGTTGGTTCCTGCGGCATTGGTATTAGCCATCTGAATTTCCTTCTCTAGATGTAGACCGAAGTCTACGTTGTTAAACTACGAAGGCCGTTCTAGAGATTAAAGGCTAGGCTTAGCATTACTGGCTGAGCTTTCCCAGATCTCTTCATAAGTTTGAGAACGACCCTTGGGCTCTGCTTCATCTGGAAGATCGATCTTGTAGAGACCGTTATTCTCAGAAGCATTGGCCCCAAGACTTTCTTTGAGTCGATCTAGGTGAGTGCCATGGGCAGACTCTTCATCAATCAACTCGTTGATTCTAACAGCAGCTTCGTCATCATTGAGAAAACGAATCTTACCGCGTTGTACTGCTCTTAAAACATAGGCATCTCTACGAATGGCTTCATCAATGGTCTGTACTGAACCATGAAAACCATTTGGAGACAGCTTAAAAGCACCTTTGGGGCTTGTAAACACTGTGCCTGCATTCATCAGATTCTCGATCCAGCTACTAGTACTGATGTCCTGCATACCCTTAAAGGTTGGTGGGACTACTGCACGAGCACTACTTACATCGATGGGGTCAGCCTTGTGATCTTCATAGTGTCCGCCTAGATCCTTTACGGGAACTGGACGACTTTCACTACTGCTATCATTTGACTTAGAAACTGTCTTTACCATTTTTTATTCCTTTGCTTCAAGGGAGAGTGGAGCTCTCCTGGGCAAAGACACGACTTTCGCATCTTATACCTAGTTGTTACTTCGAGGGTATCTTTACTACTTGTTACGTTAGGCAGGACCTAGATTTTTAGGCCCAGGCCCCACCTAGTGTAAATATTAAGACTAAGCCTTAACGATCTTACCAAGACCACGTGGGTTGAGGATGATCTCACTAACGAGTTCGTCCATTACCCAGCCCTTGTGGAACTTCTCGGGTGTGTGGTTCTCTTCGACGTCAAGCGAGTACATAACTGGGAATACACCCAAGAACTCTGGGCTTGGTGTCATGTAGACAGTGCCCTGAGGTACTTCGATCGAGCGCTGAACTTGGAACCCACCGAATTGAACGATGCGCTCACCAGCAACAACACGGTCCTTGAAGGCCCAACCGGTCTGGTTGATGTCCCACTTGTAAAGGTCACGGTAGTCGATTGGGTTGAATAGCAAGCGACTTGCCTCCAACTGGTGGACTTCGATCAACGAAACTAGGTCGTACATCGAGTCAGGAGTAATGTAACCCGACAACTCGTTGACAACGTGGTTTGGTGATACGGTGTGGTTAGGGTCGACAGCGTAGTTATTGATGGCAGCTTCGAGGATCGTGATTAGACGAGCATCTTCCTGCATCATGATGGCTTGCTTGGACATGTCCTGAGCGTACTCTACAATGTTAACACGGAGGTACCAGAGGTCTTCCTTCTTGATTTGGGGGAAGGTGGCAATACGGAACAAACGTACTGGAACTTTCTTACCTTCGAAAGGAGTAACTCGAACTTCACCCTCATTGCCCGAAAGAATGTAGGCCTGGCCGTACTCGTCTAGGACGTCGTACATAACCGGTACACCGGGAGTTAGTGGGTCTTCGAGAAGTACGTTACGGGTCATACCTTGGTAACGTAGCTTCAACTGGATTGGACCAATCATACCCTGACCAAGACGAACCATGTAGTTGTCCTTGTCGGCTAGAATTTGAGCCAAACGGCGTTGCTTCTCTTGCTTGGTAGCCACTGTACGACCAGTAGCGGTGTGTAACCGCTCCTTGGCCTCTACAATATCGGCTACATAGTCATCCGAGCGCTTGGCTGTTCTTGGAGCCAAGTGATCGGCAGCTGAAAATGTACTCATTTTACTTATTTCCTTTCAGGGGATTAGAGAGTACCGACAGGTACTAGTCGGACAACAATTTGTGTGGGACTTACAACGTCGATGAGCTCAGCAACTGGGGTAGCACCCAATGTGCTGGCAGCACCACTAGTTGTTGTTAGCTGGCCGGGAGTACCACTGGCGGTGTACAGATAAGCACGAGTACCGTTACCAGAAACTGTGTAGCTCTGGGTGGTGTCAAAAGCTGGAGCTGTAATCTGGAAGAAGGCATTGGAGCCTCCGAGCCATACAGCCCAGGCATTGATACCGACTTGTGTAACATCATCAATGTTGGCATTACGGTCTAGACATGAGAGACCAAAAGGCTTACCTGTACCGGCACCACTGGCCAATGCAACGGTGTCTGCACCACTGCGGTACATAACCATACCACTGTAGATGTTGCCCGTCTCATTGGGGTCCAGGAAGGTGTTGTAGGGTGTAGCCTGGTACTTCTCGTACAATGGGGTGCACGTACGGTGAACCCCAACGTTTGCTACGCTGTTAAGTTGCAGCATTTTTCTTTCTCCTTAGTAGGGGATGGGATTAAAGTGTCATCAACCAATCGTCAGACGAAATCGACTGGCGGTTGGAAGTTGAGGCCGTCGTCAGGCGACCCATTTCGGGCATACGGTTATTGCCGCTAGCCACTTTCTGGCTCCGGGGTTGACGGGCCCCAGACTCTTCGAGCATGTCAAGACTGGCTTTGAAACCTGCCAACTTGGCATCTGACATTTGCTCAAACTTTGCGATGTGCTTGGCACGGTCTGTATCTTGGACCATACCCAGCTTCTCTAGGCGCTCTACAACCTGTAGGGCTTCAAAAATCTTTTCACGAGCAGCAACCGTACCGGCATAAGGAGCCAAGGCTGGGTTGGTGGCGTCGTAGGGGAATACTTCTTGCTTGTGAGGTTCCTGGCCAGGTGTAATACCGGTTTCAGCACCATCATTGTAATAGTCTACATAACCGGCATCTTCACCGTTGACAACCTGTGGAGCAGTGACGTCAACAGTGGCATCAGCCATGACATTGTCATTCATGTAGAGCTCGGCATTGTCTAGATTGCGAACATCGTCATGCTGCAGTGTCTCTTGTCGGCCTGAACTGTCGGCTTGAATGGCCTTGGCAGTAATGACTTTGGCATTATGAGGATTAACTTTAGTAGTGCTGTCTAGGAACTTGTCAGCATGACAGTCTGGGCAAGCCAGGCTCTTCTTGCCGGGGATCTTGACTCTTTGAGTACCACAATCAGGGCAGGCACGACTAGGCTTGTATTCAGCTTCCTCATCGAGTCCAGCTGCACCCAAAGGACGCTCGGTGGTTGCATTGGGTAGTTCATAGCCAATGCCGGGACGGTTGCCTACTCCAGGACTTTCTTCAAAGTTCAGTGCTTCTTCACGTTGTCTGTCAATGGCCGTTTCATCTGCACGACGCAGTTCTTCAGCAGTAGGCTCGTCTTCAGCATCAAAGTCCATACCGGCATACTTGTTCATTTCTTCAAGTAGACTTTCAAACTCCACTAGATTCTTGTAGGCTTGACGGTAGTCACCAGTGTTGACAAGGTCAGTCTCTACATCTTGAACTAGATTGTTGAGTCCAGCAGTGGTTTGAATTAGCCAACCATCACTACTGGCACTACGAATGGCCTTGGCAGTGTGATTGGCAGCTGTAAATAGATTGGTAAAGTCAAAATCTAGACCGGCCTCAATGGCGTCACGAAGCTTACGACTGGCCTTGTAGACCTGGTATAGACTTTCATCAGCACTGGCATATACTGCACTACTGCCAGGTCCACCCATAATGTCAGTGGCAGCAGCATCAAGGTCCGTGACCTGAAGCATACGGTGTGCTGGTTCATTGACGGCCCAAGCCTGGACATCATCAACTAGGTCTGGGTTTTGTGAACTTAGGCCAAAAGGACCATCTAGGTTCATGTTGTCTACTTGGTCATAAGTACCACGTTGTACAACAGGCTTTGGTGCACCTGAATTTTGCCAAGCATTGTCGGCAGTTCTGGTGAGTTCATCGTCAAATCGACTCATTGTAGCTCCTCGCTAGTGTCTGGATTGGACCCGTTATAGAAATCAGATAGGGCAAGCTGGGCAACAGCATCGTCCATACGTGGTTTAGGGTCCGTTCTTACGGTGTTTACATTGTCCAAGTTGGGAGGTGTAGGAGTTTTTTGTTGATCTCGTGCTGCCTTCTTGGACTTTTCTTTGGTTTTCTTTTTGGTTTCATTCTTTTTCTTTTCCACTTTTGTATGGAAAGAGTCAGAACTAGGTAAAAAATTAATTCTACGTGTCTTTAATAGATCAGGACTTGGTCCTGTAAACTGAGGTCTAGGAACATTGAGGTCATTGGGTGGTTCTTCATAACCACAACCTTCACACTCTAGGTCAAAACCTTTGCGTTGGCAGCGAGGGCACTCATCTGAGTCCTTCTTGCGTTTGGCTGCAGCCAGTTGAGGAAAAGCATCAACTACAGTGACGACTGCCTTAACTACAGAGCTTTGATTGGTGCCCAGTGGAGTGCCCATTTGTAGACTCTGACGAGCTTGCTCTTGTTGCATTTGCATTCGTTGAGCTTGTTCAGGACTCAGCCCTTGACTCAGTTGCCATGACTGAATGGCTTCCTGTACTTCAGGACTAATGTAGGCACAGTCTTCACATACTCCACTACGATATTGACTACCACCACATTGAGGGCAGTCACCCAATACAGTGATTTGAATGCGAAGTAGTTCTTTGGATAGTTTTTGTAAATCTTTACTAACCTTAAATACTGGCATAGTTATACTCTCTTACGGTGCATGATGTGTGCACTCTCATCAGCTGGATCAAAGACGTAACTGAGTTCAAAAAAGTTGGGTTTGTGGCAGTTCTCCCAGACTGTAGACTCAATGCGCTTGGCACCCTTGTAGACTACAACTTTACGGCCTTTGAGAGCTGGAATGTGTACACAATATTCACTGGGCTTACTGGCATAACGTCCACAGGCACTGCAAGTGGTACCGTCTACGTCGGCTCCCATACTTACACCGTTGATTTTGCCCTCCATAATGGCATTGGCTAATTTGGGGAAACTTGTAGCATCTACTTCCATTAGACAGTAGACACTGGCATCAGTGATACCACTAGCCAGTTTGCTTTCTTTGTAGACAGCATCAAGGATAACTCCACGAGCTCTCTTGGGGTCTTGATTGTTGTGCTCTACATAGACCGGACGGCCTACAAAAGTCTTGTAACTGGTCTTGAGTTCATCAACTGGCCATCCATCATAGTTGGCATTGACACGACTACTAATGGCACGAACTACAGTGTAGACAAAACCACTGGCTTCTTTAAAATTAAAGTCTTCCCAACCCACTCCATGTAGAGGAATGCTCTCTCTAACTGAATTGGATGAGTGAGCACCACGGCCCATAAGAGTTATTGTAGGGGCACCAAACTTAATCATTACTTGTCCTTGCCGTGGGTGTTCTCTAGAAGCCCTCTGATGTAGGATACTTCTTTTTCTAAGTCATCAGTTTTGATGGCATAACGTTCCATAAAACTGTACAGATTGTCTATCTTGGTTTCTGTACGTGCTGCAATGTCACCCATTTTTTGTGTATCTCTACCATTGGGGGTTACTTCTAGTTTAAGAGCTTTGACGTCTTCTGCTACCCACTTGACCAGCATCTTTTTGACAAAGAACAAAATAGTTCCCACTGAAATCATTAAACCACTAAGTGTGGCCCAGTCTGATACAGTCATGCCTAGAAAATGGGCTACAGCTGACATTAGTCTTGTTCGTAGATCGAATTGCTAAGATCTAGTTTGTTGGAGTTACGGGCAATGACACCTTCACCCTCTTCAATGATGGCAATCTTTTCTAGATTACTAACTACACTTAGAAAAGCCACTTTGGCAGCAGCTTGACGAGGCAGAATTTTAGGATCTGTATTATCAAGAAATCTAGTCATGTCTTTTAGTTGATTCTCTTAGAGGGTTTACATTAAGGGGTTGTATCACCAGTTCGATCGACTTGGTTAAAGCCGTCACTATCGTCATGGTGTGGTCCAGCACCCATAGGGTCGATGTCAGTGTTGCTTGTACCCGGTCTAGGAATCAAAGACTCTTCCGGATCGTCTAGAATACTAGCAAGATGCTCTTTAAATTCATCTTCATTGAACTTTTGATAGCTGTCATCAGTTACAATCTTCATGCCCTTGGCCAATACCATACGCTTGCGCTTCTTGCTTTCAAGAGGAGCAGCAAACTTCATACGGTCACCATAAGTAACAGTCTCAAAGGGTTCGTCATCATCGTCCCCATCCCAACCACCAACACTGGCAGTCTTTTTGTTCTTTTGAGGACCATTAGGCTTGCCCTTTTTATTGGGCTTAGGTGCAGTCTTGCGTTGGTCATAACTTTCTTCAGGACGTTGACGTTGCTGCTGCTGTTCAATACCGGCAACAACTCCCATCTCATTGATTTGAGTGACATCACTTCTAGGACCTGCTCCAGTCATATTGGGTGCTGCAGGAGCACTTTCTAGACCGGCCATGGCTCCAGGAGCAAGTTGAGCAGCCAATGCAGGGTCTTGCATCATAGCAAGATAGGCTTGGTATTCTTGAGCATACTCTGGGGGAATTGGAAGTCCCAAAGTCATTAGACGATTAAAGAGTTCTTTCTTGAACTGCTGCTCAGCAACAACAGTCTTGATCTTTTCTTCACGACGAGCATCAAGTTCATCATCAAAGTCAATTGGAATATTGACAGCCATAGAACCAAGACTAATGGGGAACCCATTGGCTGATAGTTGCTGTAGAAACTGACGTTCCATAGATTCATCTCGTAGGTTCATACTACGGAAACGTACCTCTGGAATAGCCAATTTGGGTCGTTCTTCTACAAACTCTGCACCGGTCTCTTCATCAACCATAAGTACAGTTTCCATGATGGGGATTCTCTGTCCCCCAACATTACGGTACTCATAGTGGCCTTGACGTTCAGCAACCACTTCCATACGACTACGAAAGAATCTTTCAATCTTGTTTTGATAGGTACTGAGAAGCTGGGTGATGAGTTCTCGGTTAAGTGCTCCACCAGCATAAGTGCCTTGCTGACGTCCACCTTGTAGAAGTTCAGCACCGATACCAAATACCTGCATAACTTTGCTTTCTACACGTGCAAAGTCACTGTCTAGACGAGGCATAGCCTCACGACCAAAAGCATTTTCAATCTTTAGGCCATGGTGATAGGTCATTAGACGGAAGTCACTGTTAATGGCCATACTCAAGTCATCACGGAGACTTTGAAGTTCTTGAGCATCTGGAATCCATGGACCGTCTTGGTCTACATCTGGGAGCCCAAGAGTGGCAAGAATGAGAGGACTGTACAGACGGTCAGCAATGGCATCTTGAGCAGCATTGAGACTTTCTTCTAGCATAAGCATACGGAATGCTCTAAGTAGAATAGGAGTACCGTGCTCACTCCATGGGTTGGTCTTGAACTTGATCTGCTTCATAATGACATCAGAGACTGGAATCTCTTTGTCTTGACGAGCCCAAGCAACTACATCAGGGTACAGCTGGGTAAGCATTTGATATTCTTGATTGGGCTCACGGCTTTCAAGAAGTCTCTTGATTTCTTCAGGAACCTTAATGTGATACTGATAGGTTCTTAGAGCCCGATTTTTTGCAACAACAACATCATTGGGGTTAATGATTTCATCATCTTCCCAAGCTCCAATACCGTCATGCCAACTGCCCATGGCAAATACTTCACCAACAGTCCAATGCTCACGACCAAGGTCATAGAGAAACTCTTGGTAATCTAGACCATTGAAGAATAGTTCATTGTAGAAATCACTGATTCTTTTGTCGGGGTGAACTAGTTCAATATCCAGGAGAGGATAACGGGTATAAATATCAATGAGACTGGGAACGAGATAGTGAGTACTGTAGAGTAGTCTTGCCCAGTCACGAATTTTACGAGTTTGTTCATCAGGGTCCTCCATATTGAACCACCAGGTGCGCTCACGCCAGTACTCAAAAGGGTCATGGAGTTTGGGCAAAGCCCATTGAGCATCACTACCAGTGGCAGCTGCCATTCTACGATTACTAGTGGAAGCAACATCTCCCATAAAAGAATCACTGCGAAGATTGTTGAGACGTTGACGTCCTTCACCATTGCCTAGAGCAGTGGCCATAGGTCCAACATCATTGAACATAGAACCAGGGCTACTGGCCATACGCATCATGTCTTTCATAGCCACTCTATTGGCTACTGGATTACGTGGTCCAGTGATACCGGTTCCAGCACTTCTTAACCGTTGAAATTCGGAAGAAGCACTCCAATCTTTGTTAGCCATTAGTCCTCGTTAGCAGCAGCCGATGCCAGGAGCTACCTCAAAACCACAACTCTTGCAAAGGCTAGGACTACTGCCAAACATAATGATGTCTCCACCTTGTTCGTTTGGCTCAATGGTTAGTCCACTAAGGCTCAAATTAAGAGCAACTCTGCGAGTAGCGGTTTTTTGGATTCTCTGGGAACGTTCCATAATTGACTCCTATTATAGTGGGGACTAGCCAATCCAGGTGTGATTAGCTTTGGTATTTTCAAGAGGCACTGTATCTATATCTGTAGTAATGTATTGACCACTCTGGATAGTGTACCCTCTAGGTCCCTGGATACTCATCTGGCCAATACCACCATTGGCATCAGCAGCATTGGCTCCAATGCCCATAGCATAGTAGTCAACAAATAGTCCAGGAATGGCCCAGTCAATGATGCCACTGGCACCAGTGTAACCACTGGCAATGACTCGATAGGCCAATTTGGGATATTCCTGTACTGTTGATGTATTGTTGAGGGTAGCTGTAACACCGGCTGCCGTACCACTGGCCGTACCAGTTAGAATTGTTATCCACTGGGCTGCAGGGTAGACAGTGCTGTTAACAAATCTGTTGTTACTGCCTTGTAGTTCAAGATAGACTTGACCACTAAAAGTTGGATTGAGCCAAAAGTCTACAAAGAGTGTTTCCATGTCTTGAACTGATAGACCAGGACTTGGGGAGCAGACAGCACCTACATCAATGAGACTGTTATTGCCATTGACTTTAATGTTGAGACCTGGAGCAACTCCACCGGGTACTGCACCACTTAACTGAGTGGGGTATGGCACTGTAGCTGGGTTGTAGTTGTTGACATCACCATTGCCATAGAGGGTAACAAACTTACCGGTAACATAAGTTGACTTAATCTGACGTGGGCCTTTGCCTTCTGCGTAATTCATATGCTCTCCTAGAGACTAAGATAGTCTATTTGTAAATCAGCACCACTGGACTCTTGCAAAAACTGTAGAGCATTTGTCGAGAAATCATCTTCATCTTTGAGGATGGGTAATTCAAACTCTTCTTGATCTATGTACTCTATAGACACTTCTGGAATCGGTTGTGGCTTAAGTTCTGCTACGGGAGTAAAGACTTCTCTGGGAGTTTCTACTACAGTAACCATTGAAGGCTTCTGGAAGTTCTCAATCTTGTCATTGAGTTCTTTAAAGCTTTCAGTGAAAGTCTCTACTAGGGCAGAAGCCGACTGGCCCACTACCTGTTCAATCTTTTCTTCGATCTTGTCTTCAAGAGGAGTTGCTTTTTCTTCTTCTTGCATCAAACTCTCTCTAACCAATAAAGAGGCTTGACCCCAAAGTAGTCCATTGACTTGAGAACCAACAAGTCGGGACAACTTTTGCTCTTGTGTATCCCATTCAAAGTCATATTCGACTCCATCATAGTCTACAATACTGCCATAAAAGAAGTTGCTAACTCTACCCTTGAACTCCACTCGTTCTAGACCTACTATTTGATGTAGATCAGGACCGTGTGTAGAAACCTCAAGGACTTCCTCCTGGGGCCAGGAGAGAATCTTGGTTCTGTGATTTTTAATCATTGTAGTTAGTTTTTAACTACCAACTCAAAGTCTGACTTGCGCTCAACACTAGCAGTGCGGTCATCCCAGACAACAGCAAACTCACGGTCACCAAGGGCTACAACTGTACCACGAACATTGGTCTTGGCCGTCTTGGCATATACACGACTACCCACTAGAGTGCCACTGCTTACTTCAGCAAGTACACCAAAGGTAGCACCACGACGAGCCTGGCGGTTATTGAAACCTTGAGCTTGACGAGCAGCAAGTGTAGGCTGTCCATAAGGGGCAGTCTGACTACCGGGGTTAGTGGGGTCAGCACCATGGGCTTGACCACTGGCATTGTCACGATCAATTTCATTGGCCCAGTCACTGCGCCAAGACTGTTCGACTTGCCAGTTTTGAGCAGCATCATTACTGTCTGCGTCAATAAAGTCATTGTCCATTTGCTGACCCTGGGGGATAAAGTCAACATCTACGGGGTTAGGATTACCAAATGGCTCTAGAAAGAGGTTGGCAATCTTTACGTTCAAACGAGGTTCCATATTTTTTCCTTTGAAGTCTCTGTCACTAACTATAAGATAGCTAGGGAATTACATTTGTTACTGCTAAAACGGTTGGATATTCTTGTTGCCATTGTCAACATCTGTGGGGGTCTCAGCATCCACCTCGGGTTGCTCTACTGCTGGGTTCTTAAAAACTTTAGTAGGTACCACTAGACTACTGTTGGGTGCTGCCGAAGAATTAAAAACTCTAGAAGGAATAAAATCACTGTCCACTGGGTTGGGTTGAATAGTGAATTTTTGTGCATCTGACACTGAACATTGATCACAGAGCCCAGGAGTATCACATTCAGCTCCACAATTGGGACACTTGAGTTGATCTCCACTTTCCAGTGAGACAAAATGGTTGCTAAAAGCAAAGGGATCATCACATTCATCATGTGCATAAAGTGCACGACCGTCTTCTGCTGTACTGGTCTGTGTTACAGGACCCTTACCGTTAGTGTAACTGGGGTCGTCACAAAAACGACAAGGCGCACTAGGTACAAATGACTCATCTACGTGGGTATAGCCTATTTTCATTGACTTCTTCAATCTACTAGACTCTAGTGTCTTACCACCAAAGGTCTCTTCTTCACCAAAGCCCCTGAGATCTTCATCGTCCATCTCTTCATGCTCAGTGGTTGGTTTTTCTTTATTGTGGATACGAGGAATATCCAAAGGGTCCCATTTACGCACTATCTGTCGAGGTGCTTCAGGGTTGACTCGTACACGACGTCCACTCTGCCAGTCTTCATTAAGATTGGTCACTAGGTCTCGCCAGGCTTCACTGCCTCTAGCAAGACTCTCTATGTCGTCATGGTTAAATGGGTTGTGGTTGTGTGGCTGCCAACTTTGATCACGAGGGTCAAGGTGTTCTACATCATGTGCAGAGACTTGCCATAGACGGTCTTTACCAAAAGACTCCATGGGCATATAGACACCATGCTCGACACTGTATTTAAAAGGCATTACTTGAAGTTTAATGTCTGGCTTGCCTTCTACTCTTTGTAGCTGGGGCCTAAGAGTGCATTCTTCATCATGGAACTTGTCACAGTATCTCATGTGATTGGCAAAAGGACATTCACCAGATTTGTCTTCAAAGACAGGTTCTGTACGACTAGTGGGAACTTCTTTAGTGCCACTAAGTTCTTGAATGGTTTTGGGGTGATGTGGATCTGGGCCAGTTACTGTAGGTCCCATTTTAGTAATTCTACGTACACCAGTATCGGGATCAGTATCCCATTCTGTCTTTGAATGATCAGTGTAAGAGATGATGGGTGCTGGTGTAGGGTTAGGGATGTTCTTGTATACTGGTACCGTATCAGTTACCGGCTTGTAACCAACTACTCGTTGAGTTTTAGCACAGTTCTTGTTGGGTAAGTGATCTCCACAAGTCTCATGGTGCTTGCGCAGTAGTTCATCTGGTACATAGTATTTAATGGGGTCTTGCTCTACATGGCTATGGAACACTACACCAATGTTGGGGTATTGATTTTGATCTCTACTAAATTCACTGCGTAGTCCAGGGATACTGGGAGTTGCAGTAATGAACTTGACCATACAACCACGACCAGCACAAAGTTGATCGGGGTGGTGATCCATTTGAGCCAATAGGTGGTGAGCCCCAGAAATGTCGGCTTTGTCTTTGCGCTTTAAAAAGAAGTAACTGTCTCGGTCTGAAACTGTAGTGGGGTCAATGTTGTGAATTGAACGACCCTGCTTGAGCTTGTCTTCAGTCTCTAGTCGACTTATTGGTCGGTATCCAACTTCAGGGTCACGACCCTCCCAAGCTCTTTGACCTTTATATACTGGGTCAGGTTGAGTAGTAGGATAAGCAGCTCTGTGCTCTTCAGGTAGTTGCTGATTTTTCTTTTTCCACTCGTCTACATTGTGACGGTGTCGACGTACATGGTATCTCCACTCACCCTGAGGCAAATCCCAGAAGTTACCAACACCTTCTAAATCGTCATTGCTAAAATCATCAAAATCTTCGTCATCACCAGAACCAAAGGCTTCATCATGAAGATACTCATCTTTAATGATGGGTTTTTTCTTTTCTTCTTCAGCAAACTTATTCATAGTCTTGATCAAAACCTTCAAATTCTTTTTCACCACGGTTTTTACGTCTACGCATACGATCTTTAATGAGTGTACGCTGCATGGCTTTTTGAGCAGGTTCTTTTACAGTGGCGTTGTAGTGTTCGCCTCTTAAAGCATCAGTGCGGTCGTAGCTGGGAGGATTTCTAAATAGACTTTGAAGTCCAAAAATAGATTCAGTGATGGCTGGAGCTTCAAAACCATGCTCTAGACAACTACTGGTCCAGTGCCCTGTATGAGGGTCTACCAATGCATGTTCGTGACCACATTTAATGGGTAAGTTGTGAAGACTAGTGCTTTCATCATCTTCATCACGATTTTCAATTTTGTTGCGGATCTGCTCGTGCTCAGGACTAGAAGAGGGCTCTACATCATCATAGTCGAGTTCATCATCGAAGTCGTCATCATTGTAATCAGCATCATATTCTGGCTCATTGGCATTGCCATTAAAGTCAGTGTACTGGGGAGTTTCATTTTCATCTAGTTCTAGTTCAGTGTCCTTGAGAAAAGGGGAAGAACGACTATAGGAAGGAATATGAATGTGACCTAAGTTGTTATAGACACAACGGTAAGGCTCACCGGCTCGACCGTTAATTCTACCAGATTTCAGTAATTGAGATCCTGAGACTTGCGGGTCGAGCTGTAATGAGATTGCATTGAAACTATTGCGTCGACTTTGTTTGACCGACATGGTTCGACTTAAAAGTCTTCTTCTTCATCAGAAGGCATAAGGTGCTCTTCTTCATCATGGTCCTGGTAGTCATAGTCATCGTGGTCACCATAGTCGGCCAGTTCATCATCGTCACCCTTTTCAGCGTGTGGATCGTAACCGACTTTTTCTTCAGTGGCTCTCTGGTGCTTGAATGCTTCCATGGGCTTGCCGAGATCGGCTTTTTCACCAGAGATAGGCTCTCTCTCGTAGTCAGCAATGGGACTGATTTCTAGAGCACGATTTTCAACTGGATCACCAATGTTGGGCTCAATGTAGCTGCCCTCAGTGTTGCGGTCTTGATTGGCACTGCCGTTGGGAGCTGCCATTGTCATTCCATAAAGGTGGGGCTTGCCACATCCAGGCTGACTGCCAGTAAATCTTAGACTGTCGTCATTGTTTTCCTCAGGGTCAAAAAGAACTGAAGAGTGGCCAGGGACACACTTGAATTCAGTGTCGCCATATTTGCTTCGACTGCCTGGCTTGCCACCAAATCCCTTGCTTCTTGCACGGGGTAGGAAACCCAGTCTTTTGACTTTTTGTGCTGCTGAACTCTGGGACTCAGAACTAACTGTAGGAGTTACAGCATCACCACAAGCATGCATTGACCATGCTAGACCAGTGTTGACAGGACCGGACTCTGTCTGCCAGTCACGAAACTGACTGCCAATCTTGTCCATATTGTCTGCATAACTGGGGTTTTCTGGGTCATAAGCCCACTTGCCATTGTTCTTCTTGGCAAACTGAGAAAATAGACGCTTGTTTTCTACATCACTTAGAGCAATCATGTGGTCTGGGCAGGCTGCCATACCGACTTCAAATTTACGAGTGTCATCCCAGTGGGGAATAATTTCACGCTTGTCTAGAGGAATACCTCTTCTTTGCTTGGCAGCTTTGGGCATATCTTTCCAAGCTGTAGCAATTTGAATGCCTGGAATGTGCTGTTTGCCACAAGGTTGGTGGGTATGTGGATTATTGGCAGTAGGACTAGCCAAGTGACTGTAACCGGCAAAAGAGTTACCAGTGTCATCTTTGGTGGCGGTCATTGGCAATGCACTACCAGGTACACCACCACTAAAAAACAAGTTGTACTCTGGACGAGGGGCCATACGAGGTGCAACTTGTCCAGCAACATTTCTCCAACTCTTCTTGGCTTCAGAACGCACTAGATAGAAACGTCCACCACCAGTGTCTTTGAGAGAGTCGACAATACCAGGATTCGTAAGACTTCTCTTGTGCCAGATACCACCATTGGGATTTTTGTCACTAGGGGGTGCAATGCGCTTGTCTAGTACTCGACGGTCAGCATCAAGAAGACCAGTGCTCTTGATCATGTCTTCATTATTGCTGGGCTCATAGGCTACACCACGGGCCATGGACTCTACAACAAAAGCAGTTCTACTGGCTTCATAACCCTTTAGGCCTGGGACACTATTTACAGTTTTTTGTTGACCTTTTTGTGTGTCAATGGCTTTTTGCTTTTCAGCTCTGTCTTGATGTTCCATCATGTCACGCTGTAATTCAGCTTTTGTACTACCACCAGCTGGACCACGTAGATTATTGAGTTGTGTTCTACGAGTGTATGATTCATTTGTGCCAATACCACCACACCCACTACATGTGCGATACTCTGGGGCACTACCCATACCGGAACCTCTACAGGCTGGGCAGTTATTGTCAGATGGGTCAGGTGAGTCGTAGGCAGCCGTCTTGCAAGCACAATTGGCATGGCGAAGTTTCCACTCTTCATGAAGTGCACGAACCAACTTGCTCTTACTGTCACTGACATTGGCCATTTTGCGTAGAGCAGCACTCTCGATGTCCACTTCCACCATCTGGCACCGTAGAGCAAATTCACGGTCACTGTGGGCTAGGAATAGAAAGTCACCGGTCTTGCTGAGAACTTCATGCTTGGCAGTAACTAGATTTTTACCGGCCGTCTTGGCATTGAATGCTACATTGAGCGAGTCATCAAAATCAAACATTGAAGACATAAGTGACCTCCTGGGTCTAGAGTGTATACTACCGCCTGGGCGGTGCTGGATAGAGTGTTACGTTTAATAGTCTGTGGGTAGTGCCGATTTACATGGTCCGATGAGTAGGAATTGAACCCACGACCTAGGGATTATGAGTCCCCTGCTCTAACCACTGAGCTACCATCGGTCAGCACTGGGACAAGGACTCGAACCTCGATAGCCAGGACCAAAACCTGGAGTCTTGCCATTAGACGATCCCAGTAGTAAGAGAGGAAACGGTGGGATTCGAACCCACGGAGGCTTTAACACCTCGGCTGTTTAGTAGACAGCTGCCTTCAACCACTCGGCCACATTTCCTAAAGCGATCCTGAGGGATTACGATACCCCGGCCTCTTCCGTGACAGGGAAGCGCTCTTCCTCTGAGCTACAGGACCCATTGCTGGTCGGGTAGGACTCGAACCTACAACCTAGCGGTTAACAGCCGCTTGCTCTGCCATTGAGCTACCGACCAAGACTGCTAGGCCTTGGGGTCAGTCTTTTTGAGAGCTGCTTTCTTGGCTACAGCTTTCTTGGCAGGGACTTCTTTGACTACTTCCCTAACCACTTCATTGACGACTACAGTTGGGGGAACTGGAAAAGCACCAATGAGCCAACTAAGCTTGGGGTACCGTTCTTCAGCCCAACGAATCAATGAGTAGTAGACAGTAGTGGCCACTGGCATAATGGCCATTGTCACTGTATTGTTGGCATCAAAACCATGCTTGGCTAGGTAGGCAGTGGCAGCACCAATAACAGCTGGAACAGCCGTTCTAATTACATTG